ATAAAATACTAAATTATAAAAAATTCAAAGTTATTACATTTTTTTTAAAAATCAAAATCAAATATTATGAATGAAACAAAATGTTTAAAAATTAGAAAAGAACACTATATGCTATCAATAAAAGGTGTTGTAGTAGGTGAATTTGAATTAAGTGAATTAAGGCATCTAATTGAGGTTATAGATAATGCCATCTAAAACAATACCTAAAAGCAAAAAAAAACCCAGTAGAAGTAAACTTGTTAAAAAGCTGGATGCAGTATTTAGTCAATACATTAGGTTAAAAGATTCAGTAGGTGGGTTCGCAACTTGTTTTACTTGTGGTAAAAAAGATCATTGGAAAAAATTACAAAACGGACATTTTCAAAGCAGAAAACATTATGCTACAAGATGGGATGAACAGAATTGCCAAGTGCAATGTGCAGGTTGTAATGTTTTTCGTTATGGTGAACAATTTTTATTTGCAAAGTATTTAGATGAAAGATTTTATGCTGGGTTATCTGATGAACTATATATTAAGGCAAAACAGATTGTTAAGTTTACAAATTCAGAAATAGAAGATATGATATTAAAATATAAAAAGTTGGTAGATAGTATGTAAAACAGTATCTTTGCTTTAGTTTGTTTTGTTATGTTTAAATTGGGTGGTAGAAATACTGCCCTTTTTTT